TGCCCCTGTTGGGGGTGAATCAAACTACACTAAGAGCATCGCACCGGAAGGTATGCACGTAGCACGTATCTATCAAATCATCGATTTAGGTACAACAGAACAAGGCGGTAACTTTCCGGGCAAGAAGCGGAAGGTTCAGATTCTACTCGAACTGCCTAACGAGTTGGCAATCTTCAACCCTGAGAAGGGAGAGCAGCCGTACTACCTCCGCAAGGGCTACACGCTCTCGATGAACAGCAAGGCGATACTTCGAAAGGACGTTGAGAGTCTGCTTGGTAAGAAGATGACAGACGAGGATGCAGCGAAGTTCAACGTCTTCAGCTTGCTCGGCGCACCTTGTATGGTTCAAGTGGTTCACGCTATCAAAGGCGATAACACCTACGCTAACATCAACAACATCACACCGATGCCGAAGGGGATGACCTGCCCTGCACCGTTCAACCCAACGCTGGTGTTCAGTACGCAGACACCTGACATGACGGTCTTCGCTTCTATGCCTCCCTTTGTGCAGGATAAGATCAAGGAGTCGGATGAGTTTATTGCTTACATGGCCTCTCAGATGGAGAGCCATGGCGCACCAACACCAGCACCGAAGGGAATAGCAAAGCCAAGTTCAGAAGATACTTCTAACGACCTTCCGTGGGACTTACCAAAAGAAGGGCTTCCGTTCTAATTTATCGGGAGGCTAATCACCTCCCTTTATTTTAATCTAAATAGTTTGCAGAATCAAATAATTAACCTTTACTTTGCCATTCACTAATTCACACACAAGTCCATGAAAGCAGAATTAACAATCAAAGTGACCGACCTATACAAGGTCATTAATCACCCGACATTACTCAGAACACAGCAGTTCATCGAGAATGCCCCTAAGAGCATCACAGGCAAGCTATCTTACGACATCACGGCTGAGAGTTTAAAGTTAGCAAGCGAGGCGATTAAAACAATTGAAACGGCACGTAAGTCTGCCACCTCTCCCCTCGATGCCTACAAGAAGCAAATCATGGACATTGAAAAGGAAGCAACAGCACCGCTTATCGAGTTCATCACAGAGCATAAAGGAATGATGTTAGTCTATGGTTCAGAACTTGAACGCATCCAGCGTGAGGCGAACGAGAAGATCAAAGCAGAGGCAGCAGCAGCAATAGCAGCATCAGGAGCGGATACCATCGCCGATATGATGGGGCGATTCACAGACAAGCTGGTGAGCGTGCAGACAGAGCAGCCGAAGAACATCAGAGTAACGACCAAGGCGAGAGTCATAGAAGGCACTCCCGTTCACATGGTAGACTGGTCAGCGGTGGTGTTCTGCCTGATAGCAGCAGAGAAGTTCGATGTTGAGGTGCTACTCACCGGACTCGCTAAGGCGATGGCTGATACAGGAATCAAAGAAATTAAAGGAATCGAAGTCTACCAACATAAAACACAAGTCATCCGATGAAAGCCCCTGAAGGAATACAGACAGCAAGGTTTTATGCTACCTCTCAAGAAAAAAGTAAACCGAAAAAGAAATCAAAACTATCTAAATTCTCAGACGGTGAACTGATTGATGAAATAACAAAAAGAGGTCATACAATAGAGTGCGACCACAAAGCATCAGCGGAGTATTGGAAGAAAAAATATCTTGATCTTCTTTCTGAATACACAGAATTGTTAAAGTCATTGAATAAAAAAAATAGTGCTAAAATAAAACCATGAGAACCCCAATCGAATTACTAATCTTCCAGCTTCAGTACCGGTACAACGTAGAGCCGAATCCTGTTTTAATGATAGCCATCGAAACGGCTACCTCGATGCTCGGACTGGAGCGATCACATTTAGAGACAACATACCTTGAAGGTATTATTAATGGATCAAAAGAAAAGCAGATTGATCCTGAGGAGTTCTTCATTTCAAAATACACCAAGCCATGACAAGAGACGAGTTCATATTCTACCCTGCCTTATCGGCATCGCGGATAAAAAAGCACTACACAGGAGACATCAGCTATGCTAAGTTTGCCCTCGCCAAGGGGGCAGACTTCCACGAGCAGATACTTGAGACAGAGCCTGATCAGATGAACGAGGAAGCAGCTAACGTACACCGGTGCATAATGGCTCACCCTATCGCTTCTGTTATCTTCACAGGCTCGATGCGAGAGGTAGCGGTAGTGTCAACCGTTGAGGTGCTTGGGCATCAGATACCAGCTAAGGCGATGCTCGACATTCATAACATGGGGCTGGGTATCATAGCCGACATCAAGACTACATCAGCGAAGAACATGGAAGCGTTTCAATCTGATATGATAAAGCACTACAACCACATTCAAGCTGCTTGGTTCGCCAAGGTGGCAGGAGTTGATCCGAGTAAGTTCTACTACATCGGAGTGCCAGCGAAAGCCAAGAGGTCAAACGCTACCGAAGATGATATCTTCCTATGTCGGCATTCAGACCACGACCTTCAGCAAGCTGGCTTCCTGATAGAGAACTACATCAGAGAAGAATGGGCAACGGTAAGTAATCAACTGGGGAGGGCGAGAGTATGACAACCCCAAACGAAAGCCAGCCGATGGTAGGTGCTGTTATAAGCCGTTTGTCAGATGAGCAAATTGAATTGGTAGCTAATATCTTTTCAAAAGGCAATGAACACCTGTTAGCCGATATGGAAGTAGAATGGCTACTGAGCCACGCTTTTCAATTAGGAGCAAAGTTTCATAGGGATTTTACAAATGGCTTATAACGTTTTGCGGCTTACCGAAGTGCGGGACTTAACAGCACTAAACTTAATTTGAAAAACAAAATTTGATATGAACGATAAACTTGATTTGAAAAACGAAACCCCGCATTTTGGTAAACCGCTGTTAGCACCAGTACGGGTTCTTAACCTATACGCCTGTTTAGGAGGTAATCGTTTGCTTTGGGAAAATTGTGAAGTTACAGCGGTTGAACTTGACCCGGAATTAGCAAGATTATACAAAGAAAGATTTCCAAATGATACCGTAATAATTGCAGATGCACACCAATATTTGTTAGACCATTACAAAGAGTTTGATTTTATATGGAGTTCGCCACCTTGCCCAAGCCATTCAAGAGCAAGATATTGGAGCAGTTCAAATTACGATACAACAACCGAAGCGATTTATCCTGATATGAAACTGTACGAAGAAATATTGTTTTTACAGCATTATTACAGAACAGGGAAATATGTAGTTGAAAATGTGATACCATATTACGAGCCACTAATACAAGCGAAAAAAAGAGGAAGGCATTTGTATTGGACTAACTTTAATTTGCCAAGTGATTTAGGAGATAGAAGAATACAAATTGGAGCAGGAACAGACGAACTAAAAAGACTTTGTGAATTTCATAAGATTGATATTTCAACTTATAAAGGAGAACAAAGTATGATTAAAATTGCTCGTAATTTAGTGGACTTTGAAGCAGGTAAAACAATTTACAATACAGCAATGAATATATTACAAGCATCAACTACAAAACAAAATAGTCTTTTCGGAGATGGATTTTAGTATTGGTGCTAACTTGTTTATACCCGCAACAAACCTTCGCATACACAATTTAAAACCCAAAGAGAAATGAAGAACGAAACGAAGGTCACAGCAGTAGAATGGTTGGTAAGCAAAGTAAATAAACAAAGTTGGGGTGATTTTAGAATTGATATTCCAAAAGAAATTATTAACCAAGCCCAAGCAATGGAGAAACAACAGATAATTGATGCATATTCATCAGATAGATTCCCTTGCTCAGAAGAAGATGCCGAACAATACTACACCGAAACCTACAAGCCATGACAGAGTTAGCGAAGCACTACCACGAACAGTACGATACCGAGAAGATGCTATTCTACCGTGAGGCAGAGGTAAGGATGGAGATAGCGATAGGGCGATGGTGGGCGATGAATGGCGAAGTGCCAGCCTACATCATAGCCGAAAGCCTCAAGGTCAATCTATCGAGCATGACGGAGCGCATCCAGTACGAGATCGGTAAGAAGGCAGGGATTAAGATACTCAACACCGCCATCCCTCTTGTCCTTGAATCAACCATCAAAGAGTTAGAGAATAACTTCCACCGGATGTCTGCTATTCCCTACACGACTGAATACTATCTGTACCTTGCTAACAATTCACGAGAAGAACTAATCGCCAACTACCATGCAACACGAAGCCGAGATTTATAGAGTAATAGCGAGGTACATGAGCATCAAGTACCCGAAGGTTATCTTCCGGTTTGATTTCGCTGCCGGAATGTACATGAGCGTGTTCCAATCGAAGAACCACAAGGCTATGAATCCTATCAGGGGCTATCCTGACTTATTTATCGCCAAGCCCAATAAAGACTTCTCAGGGCTTTTCATCGAGATAAAGACAGAGAAGGGCAACCCGTTCAAGAAAGACGGTCAGATGAAGGCAAACGAGCATACAGAGCGACAGGCTGAAATATTAGAGATGCTCAACGAGGCTGGTTATCTTGCCGTCTTCGGAACAGGAACAGACCAATGCATTGAGTTAATTGACGAATACCTAAACAACTGAAACCATGAAAAAAACAATCATCCTACTGACAATCATCGTAGCTACGTTGACCTCCTGCGAGAAGTCATGCTACCAGTTCAACATCAAGACAGTCACAGCATCCAAGTACAGCGATTCAGAAGTGATCACCTACGTTAAGAAGTGCGACCTGACAGCTAAGGAGGCACGGAAGGTAGCTGATGGCATGGCAAGCACAGCGACCACAGGAGTCGGCAATAATAAAGTCACGGTGACTACGACTTGTACGTACTACATTAAATGAAAATCGGCAAATAACTCAAACTATGGAGCGAATATTTCACCCATATCAATTATGGGAAGACTACCCAAATGGGTTTTACGATAATATTTCAGGAAGGAATAAGACTGAAATGATCAATAGAGTAATAAGTATTTTATCAGATTCAGATGAAACTGAAAGATTGATGTCAAAAGTTATTTCCGAATGGAAATATTCATGCGAGCATAATTTGACAAATATGGGATTAAATAGAATCGCATATTTAGGACAGTCTGCTTGTTGCATAGAGGACAAGATACCTTCATCAATAACAATGGAATCATGGAATAAGATTGAAAAAATACACCGTGATAAAGCAGACTCCATTGCAGGAAAATTAATAAAAGAATGGGAGGTGAAAAATGCCTAAAATATATTTTGATCAAAACGTACACGATGCAGCTATTGAGCGAATCAAATTTACATTTGATAATTTCGATAAAATATATCTTTCGTTTTCTGCTGGTAAAGATTCAACTGTAATGCTGCATTTAGTAATGGATGAAGCAATAAAAAGAAACAGAAAGATAGGGCTATTAATAGTTGACTTAGAGGGTCAGTACAAACTCACTATTGAACACATGACTGAATGCGTTAAAATGTATCAAGAACATTTAGACGTTTATTGGGTATGCTTGCCTCTTCATTTAAGAAATGCCGTTTCTGTATTTGAGCCATTTTGGTTATGCTGGGACAAGGACAAGCGAAAAGACTGGATAAGAGAATATCCAAAAGAAACAATTACAGACATTAATTATTTTCCATTTTTTAGAGTTGGAATGGAATTTGAAGAGTTTGTTCCTGAATTTGGGGAGTGGTATTCTGAAGGAGAGAAAACAGCTTGCTTAGTAGGAATAAGAGCAGATGAAAGCCTGAATAGATACAGGACAATAGCAAGCAAATCAAAGGTAAGATTTGAAAATAAGCAATACACTACACTTGTAACTCCAAGTGTTTTTAATGTTTACCCTATTTACGATTGGTCGACTGAGGATATTTGGATTTACCATGCTAAGAATAAGCATAAGCGACATAATCATTTGTATGACATTATGCATCAAGCTGGCTTATCAATTCATCTTCAAAGAATCTGCCAGCCATACGGTGACGATCAACGTAGGGGCTTATGGTTATTCCATTTGATCGAGCCGGAAACATGGGCAAGGGTTGTAGCAAGAGTAAACGGCGCAAATTCAGGTGCAATGTACGTTCAAGATACTGGAAACATTAACGGATATGGTCGTATAACTAAGCCTGAAAAGCACACTTGGAAATCATTCTCTGAAATGATTATCAACACACTGCCTGAAAAAACATCAGAACATTACAAGAATAAGATTTACACATTTATTGATTGGTGGGAGAAAAGAGGATATCCAAATGGAATACCTGACGAATCGCCAGCTTTACTTGAATCGCAAAAACTTGCCCCTTCATGGAGAAGAATATGTAAGTCACTTCTAAGAAATGACTACTGGTGCAAAGGACTTGGATTCACACAGCACAAAACAGAAGCATACGAAAAATACCTGAAACTTAAAAAAGAACAGCGAGAGCAAAATAAATTTGAACTATGATAAACGAAATCAAACAGATATTTTCTCAGTATGAATTTGAGAAATTTTCAATCGATAAAAAAGTTGAAGCATTGAATGAAATAAAGCAATTTCTTCATTTTGTTAGTCCCATGAATTCAGAGCCTGTTGATTGTGTTTTATGGGTTAAGAATGAAGCGGTTCATGCAAATGACTACAACCCGAATTCTGTTGCTCCACCTGAAATGGAACTTCTTAGACTTTCAATTAGTGCTGATGGATACACGCAGCCGATTGTATCAATGCTGGAAGAAAACGGAGTTACAAGAGAGGTAATTGATGGATTCCATCGGAATAGAGTTGGCAAAGAATGTTTAGATATTCAAATGCGAGTAAACGGATATCTGCCAGTAGTTACAATCAATGAAGAACGTACTGGATTTAATGATAGGGTAGCAAGCACAATTCGTCATAATAGAGCAAGAGGTAAGCACAAGATTCAAGCAATGAGTGATATTGTTATTGATCTCAAAAAACGCAATTGGAGTGATGATAAGATTGCAAAGAATTTAGGCATGGATGCTGATGAAGTTCTTAGACTTTGTCAAATCGGAGGAATATCAGAGGCTTTTAATGACAAAGAATTTAGTAAATCATGGGAGGCTGAAATTTATTCAGATGAAAATATAGATTAAAATCACTATCTTTATTACATTCAGAGGTCGAATCCTGAATGAATTTAAAACATTGTTGCCCTATGGTGACTGCGAGGCAGAGAGTAAAATCAAAGCCGATTCGACCGCAGTCTTCATAGGGCTTTTTTATTTTTGATAAAATGAAGAAATCATTTTTGCTCTATTGCGACCTTAAGCATACGGTTGATAAGTTGCCTGATGAAATAGCCGGAAGATTGCTTAAGTTGATTCTTGACTATGCTAATGGAGAATTGAATGATCCTGATGACTTGTTGTTGCAAGTTTTATTTGAGCCAATAAAGCAATCATTGATAAGAGATTTAGAAAAGTATGATGCAAAGGTTGTTAGAAATAGAGAAAATGGTTCTAAAGGAGGAAGACCTTCATTAGAAGATAACCCAAAAAAACCCACTGGGTTAATTAATAACCCACTCAAAGCCAAAAAAGCCGATAGTGATAATGATAGTGATAGTGATAGTGGAAGAGATAATGAAACAGATACTATTAAACTTTTTAACGGTGCAAAAAAAGCACCTTCGTTTAAGCATTGGGATGAAAGTCATTTAATCGAATCAATGAAGCCATACGTTGAGAAGTATGGTAAGCCTACTTGCAATGCCTTCTTCTCCTACTGGACAGAGCCAATGCCAAACGGTAAGATAAGATTGACATCTCAGAAGGCATGGGATACCAATAGACGGTTATCCTCATGGAAATCAAAAGAGTCAACTTCTACTTCCTTTTCAAAACCTATTCAACCTACATTCAGCAGGGCTGCCAACGGAGTCCATTTCTCAGGTGTTAATCAAATCGAATCATGAACACAAGCAAAACAGAGCAAGCACTTATCGCCATCCTGATGACGGGTGACACACACCGCGACCTACTTTCTCAACTATCAGCCAACCTATTCACGGACGAGTTAACGAACAAAGCATTCAAAGTTATCGAGGCACTAATCGCCAAAGGAAAGACACCTGATGCAGTTAACTTCTTCCAATATTCCAAGGAGGTAGAAGGATTCGCAGCTAAAGACATGGCAACGGTAGTCAACTGGAGCAGCATCCTAACCTACAACGAACCGATCAATGAGTACATCGCTACCCTCAAGGATGCCAACATCAAGAGAAGCATCGGGCAGATACTCACCGAGGAATCGTTAGGGATGCACAACACCTCGGACGGCTATACGGCAGCTACCGGAATAATAAAACGACTAACGAGCCTACTTGACACCGGAGGAACGACTGATAACATAATCGACCTCTTACAGCTTACTAATGATGAAAGGGAGGCATACTACCGCCGAGCAGCATTGACGGCAGCAGGGAAGACCACAGGGGTAGAAACGGGCATACAATCAATCAACAGGTTCACGGGTGGATGGCATCCTGAGTTCATCATCATAGCCGGAAGACCATCGATGGGCAAGACAGCACTCGCACTCTTTCACGGGATGCAATCCAAAGAGCCGGGCATCTACTTCAACCTTGAGATGAACCCTTCCCAACTCTGCCAGCGTCTTATCCTGATGGAGGCAGAAGATAAGATTCAATCTTCAAGACTTCGGGATGGCAACCTAACGCAGCCTGAACTGGCAGCCTTCGAGCAGACAATAGGAAAGATTGAGAAGTCACCATTCCTGATCTACGACAAGGCACGGTGCGGAGTACACGAAGCGATCAGGGTAATTAAGCGAGAGCATCGCAAAGGGCGGTGTAAGTGGGTAATCATTGACTACCTTCAACTGATGACGATAGAGGGCTTCAGAGGCGGTAACAGAGAGGCAGAGGTCGCAGAGATAAGCCGAACTATTAAGGCAGCACAGAAAGAACTTGGCATTCCAATCATCGCACTTGCACAGCTTAGTCGTGAAGTCGAGAAGCGAGCAGATAAGAAACCGATGCTTTCAGACCTTCGAGAGTCAGGCTCACTTGAGCAGGATGCCGATACGGTAGCCTTCGTTTGGAGACCATCCTACTACGGGCTGAACGATGACAACGGCACACCATACACCAACGAGATAT